CCGGTGAAATTTCTTTTCTAGTTCTGCATTGCTTTTTAAGATGGCTTCTAGATCCGGTCCTTCTTTTTCATCCCAAAATTTTTCAGGAATAAAATCCGGTCTTTCATAAATGACATCATCATCATCTGCGGCTACTTCTTGATTATCTGATACAAGGTGCGGCACAGTTTGTTGATCTTCATCATTAGCTTCTTTAGGAGCTTCTTGGACATTGCCCATAAGTCCTTGGCTTTCTGTTTCAGCCACTTCCACATTTGCTGTATTTTCTTCATTTTGCATTTTCTGTCCTTCTGATCCTTTGTTGGATTTCACGCACTATAGAGTTCTGACCTTCACGACTAAAGCCATAACTACTATCTGCACCCGGAATCCATGCAGGTTGATCTATTGTAATTGATATTAAATGCTTTAATACTTCTTGCCCTGCTTCAGTAGAAAAGCACCGTTTATATATCAGATCCATTGCTTGTTGTTCAGATATATTGTTAAGCCTAACGGTATCGGCTGTAGCATTAACACCATCCCAACCTGGAGTGTTAATGGATCTAATTTTTTCTGCTTGATTCGCCATCTATTGTCCTTCCTGTGGCGGTGCAGCTTCTTGTTGAGGTTGAGCCATAGCCATTTGTTGTTGCATAGCAGCCATCATTTGCTGTTGCATTTCTTGTCTTTCTTGCTGTGTGGTTCTGATTTCACCGGGTATTCCCAGCATATCCGCCACATAATCACCAACCTTTTCGGTGTTAATAAGCATCTGACCTTGAGGACCCATAGCCTGGCTAATCTGCATAAACTGCATCACGCTATTAATATTTTCAGCATTACCCGCCATAGCTAGTGGGGATATAGGCTGAATGTTTACTTGTAACCCATTGACCTTTAGTGGTAGGTCAATCATTCCCATTTCATCCATAAGGTTCAAAGTCCTTGTGACAATGGGATACATAATTTCGTCTATCATTCGACCAAAAGCTGCACCAAGATTAGCAGATAGGTCTTTCATGCGTTCCATAATTTCCGTTGCGGATCTTGCAGACATTGTGTCAGGTGGCAATGAATCATCTAACAACATCTTCTTGATGTTCATCCTTAGATCATTCAATTCAATTTGTGATAGGTTTGCGTCACCACTTCTTGGCAAAGGCATCAATGAAGCACCACGAGGACCTCCATTTGAATTAACAGGTATGACACTACCAGGCTGAATGTTTATTGTCTGAGGATTAAGGACACCATCATCAACCGCAGTGAATACACCACCAATTGATAGTGACGCATTTTTCAAGGCTAGTTCTTTGACCTTGTTACACGTTAGGATGTCCGGCAATGCGTATAATACCGGACCCCTACCGTATATTTCCCCGGAAGCCTTCATATATCGAGCTATAACCCAAGGGAAACTTTGCAGTGTCCTAGACACTAACTTGTGATCACCTTCCATTGTAGAAAGGCAATAGTAGATAAAGCCATCCTTTTCATAGGTAGCTTCTAGTAATTCTACTTTTGATGTTGGTTTTTCTTGATACTTGTCTGTAACTTCCTTTGGAATATTTGCATCAGGAAATTCTAGTTGCAGCACATTGTAAGGTCTTTTAAATTTTCTATAGACAGTATTGACTTGACCATTCGGTCCTTCTTCAAAACATACATGGAAGGAAGGAATAGCTGTATATCTGATAGGTTTGGTGTCATCTCCACTTGGCTGGATAAGAAGGCACGCAGTACCAATAGCCAAGTCTAGGAGCATTTCTCCCATAGCCAAATCAAACCCTGATTGACGCATCACGCCAAACATTCTTTCTGAATAGAAATCCAAGACCCTTTGGGTTTCAATGTGCTGTTCTTGTGGTATTTCATTCCCCGGCACTAGGCGGCACCAGTCTCGCTGAGGAGGAAATAAGGAAGACTGTATTCTGTTAGCAAAGCGTGATGTGCTATGAACTGCTGTGCTATCAAATACCCTTTTCATTTTCCTAGTGCCGGGTGTGTCTTGCTCATAATACCCATCATATAAATTACGCATTGGTAATGCGAACTCATATGCGTCGGAGTATTCTGCCCTCCAATGCTCTTTGTGGGTTTCTGCAGCTTTAAACCTTTTTTTAATTTCTTTTATACTAAGTTCTGCCATTATGCTTTCCCTGTCTTTTTATGTTTATTGGCAAAGTTTCTAGCAGCTTCAACAGAACCAAACCCCCATGCTTTTAGAGCCAAGGCTTTTCTAGTTGGTGTCCCGTCTTTATTCTTCATCGGTCCTTTCATCCCTGCAAACCGTGCGGCGAAACTTACTCGGCGAGGATTAGTTCCCGTCTTCACAGGTGCTTTAAGATTAGAACCTTCTGTTTTATTCAGATGCTTTCTGCCTGCTTCATTCAAGCCACCACTAGGATTCTGATGTTTTTTAAGTACCATCTTCTTCTTCTTCCTTTGGCTCTACATCACTAGGCAAATCTTCATTTGCATTAGATTCGGGTTCAGGCTGTGGGTGTATCGGTTCCCTATGCTTTGGATTTCTGTAATACTTTTCTGCCATAATTACCCTAGTGTTGATTTAGGTGTACTTGTCGCCCCAGCCATATTGGTTGGAGTGTTAAGTGATTTTTGTTTAGGCTGTGGTGCAGATGACACAGACATTTTAATGTTTGAACCTGGTGCATTGGCTTCCGGGAACATTCTCTGTGTCAAAGTCTGTAGGCTTCTTTTCCTATCATACTCTGACAAACCCGGAGCTCTTTGGTTATGTTTACGCAAGGATGTCATATTCTGCCGCATCCTATCCATCATAACGCCTGACATCATTTAACCCCTTGGGTTTCTTACACTCGGTCCAAGTGTGCTTTGACCACCTTGGTTAGACTGGTTTCCTTGTTGACTACCCTGCTGGTTGCCAATTCTTGAATCATCCATAAGGATTGATTGTGAACCACGCCTTGCCCTGCTTCTAGCTGCGAATCTTTTTGATTCACGTCTTTTGTTAGCTGCCGCCGCCGCTTCACGCCTAGATAGTGTTTCATCCACTATAGGTGGTGGTGGTGGTGGAGCTTTTGGAGCTCTAAAAATTCCGCCCATATTAGTACCTCGCCATCATTAAATAGTTACTTCCTTCCGGTCCATACTTATGTAAGACCCCTTCATTTTTAAAATAACATCTTTTTGCCCACTCGAGAGCCAAAGCATTTTCAGAGCTGACAGTTATTTGCAGTCTGTTTATATCAGGTTTGCTCATAACAACATCAAAGATACGCATAGAAGCACGGTGAAAAGGGAAGACATATTTCCTAATATTTTCTGTGGTTGGAACTAACCAGGCTTCATAAACACCATTCCACATTCTTGTGAATCCAAAGCAACACGCTACAACACCTTCCCCAATCCCGGTAAAGGCATAACCCTTTGGACAAGCACTAGCTAAAATTTGTTCATAATTATCATAGTTGTCATACCATGCCTGATCATATTGATTCATTTTGAGCATAGCTACATGGCTAGGATGCCAATCCACAATTTTATATTTAGGGTAAGCTATCCCTGTTAAGCTGTTCAATTCACCTGCTGAAAACATCAAAATCCATTACCTTTGCTTGTTGAGCACCTAATTGTGCTTGTGGTCTTCTGACCATCCCCCTATGTTCACCACCACCTAAAAACAGATAAGCAGCTGCATCACCCACGTGGGAATGTTCATTTTTATTGGGAGTATCCCGGAAGCGTTCTGACGCAGAACCAATCTGAATCCTTTTAAAATGGTATCCACCTGCCAAGGCTTTTCTTAGCCGGACACAAGATCTGTTAATCATAAACCCTGGTTTGCCTTCTATAAGCCTGCCCATTGGTATAGCCATAGCTTCACGCCTAGTTCTAAAATCATTGGTGTGTGTAGGTCTTGCTAGGATTCCGTGCTGCTTTAGATGATCAAAGGCTGTAGATTCAAAAATTTGATCCCTTTGCATACCTGCAGGATCACCCCATACCATTACTTCAAATTTTGGGAAATGCTGTTCTATGGCTGTCTTTAGAGCAGTAACAAACCTA